GTGCCGCATGGGCCACATCTCTGACTGGCCCAGGTCTGGAGGTGGGTCCTCTGTACCAGTTCAAGCTTATCCTCAATGGCCAGGACCGCTTCAAGGAGCAGTTTGGCAAGTACTTCAACCAGGTGCAGCCGTGGTACCACCACACCGGTAACCCGTACCCGGGCATCTACTGCTACAGCTTCGCGCTGCACCCGGAGGAGCACCAGCCGACGGGCACCTGCAACTTCTCCCGTATCGACAATGCTCAGGTGCAGGTCTGGCTCAAGTCGCCGAATGGCAGCACCGGTAACACCGATGCCACCAAGATCCAGAAGCTGTTCGCGGTTAACTACAACATTCTGCGCATCCAGTCTGGCATGGGCGGCCTTGCCTTCAGCAATTGAGGGTGGTATAGCATTCTTTTCAGAAATTGCAAACCCACCCACTGGCTTAAAGGTGGGAATCGTATTAATAAAAAATGTCGAAAAAGTGCACAAACTGTTCACGTGCTCCACAGCCGCTCGATCAGTTTGAGGGTCCCCATGGCGAGACCAGTACTTGTTTGAAGTGTCGTGAAAAAGGAAAGCGTTTGGATCACAAGCCCGAACGCCGCGAAAAACACAACGCCTTGCAGCATGAAAAGCAATACTACAAGGCGTGGCGTGAAAAGCAAATAGAAGAGCGACCGGATGAATACCGAGCTCATAATAACGAGGTTCATCGTGAATGGGTTTCCGATAACCATGAACATGTTCGAAACTGGTATCGAACGAGTCTAAACTCTAGACTTGATGCCACCAAGAGATCAGCAATTCGACGGGACATTAAATGGGAGCTTGATGATGATCAGGCCAAGACTCTCATGACCAGTCCATGTGTGTACTGCGGTCTCCTAGAACTCGATGTACGTGTAAACGGCATTGATCGCATGGATTCATCAAACGGGTACACATCAGAAAACTGTGTGCCTTGCTGCAAGTCGTGCAATTTCATGAAGGGAACATTCGATCCGAACACTTTCATCGAGAGATGTCGCCAGATTGCAAAGTGCTCTTGGGACTTTCCGGAAATTACCAGGAACGTGGATCAGAAAAAACGGCGCCAGTAGTATGAATCTGTACCGTGGAAATTGGTCTGGTAATCAACTTAGAGCACCGGTCTTCACTACACCGGACCGGAACCAAGCGGTTCAATATGGTCCAGTCACTCATTATCGTCTAAGAAATGGCGCAAGACTACTCGACATGTCCGACCCGGCAGTCATTATGAATCTCATGAGGAACACAACACCTGAGGTTCACAAGGCAATTGCCAAGGCTTTTAGGATCATTGATGGACGGGTGCGTCGTTTTTCCAGGCTAAAGTACGACATAGTAGTTGCACGTCATGTGTGTCAACGTGGCTACAACGGGTACGCTGCACCAAGAATGCGCACCAAGTACGCGGAAGGTTACTTTCACCCAGAGGTGCTCGTGTGTAACCCGAAAATGCTGATTAAAATTGGTCGAACCAACAATAATCCTGGTCCACCTCCACTCAGACGCCGTTAATTTCTCAGGAACTATTAAGATGATTAGTCTATTTGACCGTGTCCGTGACCTTCGCTTCAAGCGCAATCTGGTGCGTGCAAAGAAGATGTACAACAAGACCCGCAGCGGTGCCAAGGCACTTGCTGTTTTTCGGTACAACCCAGATCCGTACATTGTGCGTACAAACCTCGCCGGACGGATGCTAACGGGTCGGAGCAACCTGGTGAATCACCTGAACGCCCTAGGTCTTCAGAGCATTGTTAATGCAGCGGTCATTCCAAAGTACAAGCGGAAGGTGAATCGCATGAATTGGAGTTACTGAATCCACTTCTCGGATCGTTCATAGAATGCGTATCCTCGAACTGGCACGCGCTTGTACGTTATAATTAGACTTTTGTCATGAAACATTGTAAGTGTTATTTTATCACCAACGCCCAGAAGAGGCACAATTCGCCGCATATATGCTCCCATATCACGAGGCTTGTTCCGATTATTATATCTGATATCGGTTGATCTGGGATTTTTATACAAATCATTTAGTACATAGTTTTTACCATTTATAGTTACTGTAATTTTCCAACAATCGGATTCAATCTCACCTTCCATCTCTGTCTCGGCTTGGGCTCTTCTCATGTAACCTTTGCTCGTGGCATTATTGTATGTAGACCTGGCAAGTGGAATATTCCAATTACCAAACCCGATTTTAAACGCATTCCTGTTGTAATAAGGTTTTTCTTCAAAACTGTTCATGAGAAACTGTCTCGTAACTAGTCGGTTATTATTGTTTGGTTGCCTGGTAAACCTGATGTTAGTCTGAGGAATTTTAGCAGGTGCACGGCGCTTGCGGAAAAACATTTATATTAGCTAAGATTAAAGATTTGAGCCTTGGATAAATCGGCTCCGTAGCACAATTGGATAGTGCACCAGCCTTCTACGCTCCGGCAAGCCTACGCGAACCGAGTCAGCGAGCTGGAGGTTGCGGGTTCGATCCCCGCCGGAGTCGATTTGTGGGAAGGAATCGGAGGTTCGCGGTCCCCGCCGGAGTCGATTTGTGGGAAGGAATCGGAGGTTCGCGATCCCCGCCGGAGTCGATTTGTGGGAAGGAACCGGAGGTTCGCGGTCCCCGCCGGAGTCGATTAGAATTTTGAGGCGAATAAAACTTAATGTGCAGGTCCAAGGGCTGTACAGAGCCGGTTTTCCATGGGCGTCACTGCCTTCGGCACCATGCTCTTGAAATTATGAGAAAAGCCAAGCATGAGATGCATCTCACGAGCGAACAGGTTGCTGAGCTGGTTCAGAAACCTTGTACTTACTGTGGAGCTGAATCTCATGGGATAGACCGCGTGGACAACAAGTTGGCTTACTTGCCCGAAAACTGCGTTCCTTGTTGTACCAAGTGCAATTTCATCAAGGGGCGGTTTCCGGTTGAGGAACTTTTTAGACACTTGTACTTGATGGTGGAGTATCAGGTTCATCGAGCGAATTTCGATCGCGAAGTACCCTGTTTATTATGCCACGAAATCGCGAAGTAGTTGGCTGACTACTTACAGACTTTAGTTCATCATCCAAAATTTCTAGGTGATTCTCTAGTTTCTTTTCAATTGGATTACCACTCTCGATCGTCGTGTTAAACTCCGAAAAGCACTCCTGAAGAAATGTAAGGCCCTCCGTGACACGAATGTCCCGTGCCACGGTGAGCTCCTTGGAAATACGCAGTGCAATTCGTTTCATGGCTATCGATGATCTTAGTGAATTTGCCATCTTCTCGTTGAGTTTCATGTAGAGTTGAATTGAACCAAGCACGCCAGTACCGGCTGAAAGTACAGCGTTCATAATGGAGACGTACTTTTGATCAACGAACGAGTTCAGTGCAACGGCTGTAAGAGCATTGATGGCACTGACGATGAGGATTGGAATGTTAAACTTACTGGACAGATGGGAATAGTAGGTGTACTCACTTGAATAGTGCTTGTGGTACTGGTTGCACTGTTTCTCAATTTTACGCAGGAACTCCTCCTCTGAGTCGTGCCACTTGCTCATTAATATATCAGAACATTTTAGATGACACTCTACGTGATCCTGCCATACTTCAACTATTGTGGCTTTCGAACACGCAGGACACTGTTCCTTGAGTTTCTTCAGCGGGTCAAGAGAAATCCTGATATCAAGGTTATGATTGTAGAGGTTGGTAGAGACTTGCCAATCTGGTTACCAGTGTGGAAGCATCACCGAGTACGTGAAACAAGTCCAGTATGGATCAAGGAGAATCTAATAAATTATGGTGTATCGATGCTCCCCAAGGATTGGAAATATATGGCATGGATAGATGCCGATATCACGTTCCTGGATCCAAACTGGGCCAAGGAGACGATCAAGACGCTTGAAACATGTGACGTGATACAGATGTTTCAGACGGCGGTCAACATGGGACCTGATGGTGAGGCTCAAAAAATTGACAAGGCTTTTATGCACATGTACCTTTCTGGCAGTCCCTTTACCAAGACTGACAAGTATGGTCACTGGCATCCTGGATACGCATGGGCAATAACAGCCAAGGCTTGGAAGCAGATAGGAAAGCTGGTAGAGTGGGCCATTCTAGGCTCGGGAGATCGTCACCTTGCAATGGCTCTCATCGGAAAGGCTCTCGATTCATGTCCAGGCAATATCCATCCAAACTACAAGATGCTCCTGGCAGAACTTGAGGAACGTTGCAGTCGCCTAGTTCTAGGATGCCTCAAAGGTACCATTTTGCATCATTGGCACGGTTCGCTCAAGAATCGCAAGTACCGCGAAAGATGGCTGATACTGGTAAACTCCAAGTTTGATCCGTTGACTGATGTGGGTCTGGATCACAACGGTATCATTAGACTCACTGCCGAAGGTCGACGGCTCGAAGACCAACTCATCGAGTACTTCATGGGTCGTCAAGAAGATTCAGTGGCTTAAAGAAATGACGACTCTAATATTCGCTGGCATAGCTCAGTTGGTTAGAGCGCGTGGCTGTTACGATATTCGTCAGAGCACCACGAGGTCGCAGGTTCGATCCCTGCTGTCAGCGAGTTCTGTAGCTCAATTGGTCAGAGCACTGGTCTTATGCCCCTAGGCTACCAGAGGTTGCGAGTTCGATCCTCGCCAGAACTATTCGCCGGTACTATTATGGAGGGGGACCTACAAGGATCCCTCGCGAGTCTGCTTGCAAGAGGTCCCCAAGACGAGTTTTTGCAAACCGACGCATCGATGCTCCCTAGTTTCAGTCAGTACTCCGATTTCTCGATAGATCAGACGACGTACAATTTTGGTAATCCTCCTTATTTAGGTACACAGCAGACGTTTTCAATCAGTCCAAAGCAAATTCCAGGAGACTTGCTGATTAATGCGTACCTAAAGGTTTCTCTTCCAGTTGGTAATTATATTCCACAAGTGAGTCGAGGCCTCACAAAGCAGGTGTCAATGTACCTGAATGACGTTGAAATTGAGACACTTTACGATGATTGGTACTTTATACGAGATCAGATTTTCCTGGACCAGGATGAACAGTCGTTAATGTCAAATGTAGCCGGACTATACATTCCATTAGATTTTTCGTGGTGTCGCCGTCTTTCTCGCGTTCGTTCAGATCATCGCAAGCCAATGTTTCCGATATGTGCTGCATGGAATCAGACATTGTACATTAAAATTTTGTTTGCCGGAATCTCCGAATTTTCCAGTAGTTCGACCGGCACTGATCTACTGGCTCCTCCTCAAATTGTTCTTGAGACGATTCTACTTACTGACATGGAACGCAACTACTATATGAGGGGTCTCGAGACAACCATCAATCATGTTTATCGAGAGCCGGTAAACTCGATTAACACCCAGTTGACAAACATCAATTTAACGGCAAATTTTCCGGTATCGCTTATGATTTGGTTTCTCCGCAAAAATTTGAATGTTGGTGATCCACTTTACTATCAGAAAAAGTTCAACTTTAGCTACCTTAGCAATCCAAATGTAGTGCTTCAAAATACTGACATTTTTGAGTACATCTACCTCTTTATCAATAATCAAAACATAACAAGCCGATTTCCCGGACTAAGATTCTTCAAGTATCTCCAGCCGATGCTTTCAAATATTTCAACTCCTACGAGTGACATTTACATGTATTCATTCGGTCTTAGACCAAATGAATACAATCAGGGAGGCACTCTCGATTTTAGCAAGGTGGATTCGCAGACTAGTACACTAAGTCTAAAATTTAACAATTTGTTTCTGACGGACATCTCACTCAATTACACACTGAATCTGTACTATTTTGGATACACTCGTTTGCGGTTTTCTGGGGGTTATTGTACGATCGTGTCTTGACAAATTCAATGATGTCATTGACGATGCACCACTTGATGAAATTGAGCTGAGCAACGGTGGTACTGAGTGTTCGGTCACCAACCTGAAAGTCGATACGCTCAGTTCGGCAAAACGGATCGAAGAGCTTTTTGGAGTAACCATCGAGGCTTGACTTGTAAGCCACATGCACCACAAAGGTCTTACCCGCTTTGGTCGTGTAAGTGACGGTGTCCTTCCGCGTCACAAAGTTCTCGAGTGCGCGCAGAGAGACACCACACCTGTGATCAAGGACATCCAAGAGAATCCTGGAATTGCTGGAATCATTATAAAACTCGCGAAGACTTTCCAAGAGGGCGCTTGACCTACTCATTGTCAAGACAGTCTGTCAAATCTCTAAGCTGTGCAGTACGATCGCAAACTGGACAGCCAGCAAGGAAAAGAGGCGGGAGCGAGTGAGTGTGTTGTTCCACCTTGCGTTCGACCCTCTTTGGCACCTGATCTTGATGCATGTGACAAAATCCGTTTGGCTTGGCGCGGTTATTGCACCTCTTGCCACGCTTGGCGAGGCCTTGGCACCCCGTAACGATTGGCTTTTCATTGACACGACCCACATCAGACATGAGCTGTTTCAATGAAATGTCATAGGTCCTTGAAATGTACTCGAGCAAAGGCGTCAGAGTGGCATCGACCCTGCGCTGCACCTCGTCCTCGAGCAGTGACTCAATCTGCCCGATTAGTGCCATATATTCTAAGAGTTCAATGGCTCTAATAAATCGCTAATTGGACCTTCGAACTGGTGTTTCAAGTAGTAGCCATAGTCCAGCTTAAGTCCATGATCGCGTACCCATTCAGGATCCTCCGCCTTTTCATACATCCGCTTACCGCCTTTGACGAGGACAAACTGTACTCGATCGCCAGACATTGGCTCTGAACCTGGCATCCTTTCGCGAATCTTATCGCGCACCACCACATGCGCCAGGTTATTGTTCTTGTACTCGGTACCGAGACGCTTTGAGAGTACTAGTCGCTCCATAGGCACCTTTCCATGCTCCAGAAGGTCTCTTTGCTTGGCAACATACTCGGTCACCTCGAGAAACTGAGAATCTAGCAACATCTCAATGACTCGCTGGCAAGTACTCCTGACAAACTCGCAATTGTCGCGCCGAACAACTTGTAGACCCTTGACATCAATGTGGTCAAAGACTACACTGTTTCCGTCGTGAACCCACATCTTTGCGGCGTATCTCTTTTTGGAATACAAGACGTAAGGCCAGTATATCTTCTCGAGCTCAAGGTCATTTGGCCGCTTGAAAATTGCCGTCACCTCCTTGGACGCCTGCTCTCCCAGCTTCCAGCACTTTTCCAGATCCGTCTCTGGAAATTCCACCATGATCGAGTCAGTGTCTCCGTACCGAACCTTGGCGCCTGGAAAATGGGACTCGACGTAATCCTTGGACGCCTCAATCATCTCGCGCCCCTTGCGGGTCACGCTAGATGCAATTGGTACGCAGCTCAGAATACCCTTGAGGGCACCTGTAAACCCATAGACTGAGTTCATCGAAATTTTATAAGCGAGCTGCTTGCCATTGTAGATGCTTGCGAGCTCAGGCCGGGCCTTCATATCCTTTTTGGCCTGCTTGCGAAACTCCTTGAGATCCGCTAGAATCTTAGGAAGCAGAGCAGGAACTGGAGCCTGGGCAAAACGGTACGGTCCGTGCTGCTCGTAGGTGACACCCGGTAAATTGTCATACTTGGGGTCCATGACCAGGGTTGAGTAACACATGTTGTGCGCCAT